GCTTTGTCTCTTCTTTTTTTTTTTTTTCAATAGCAATTCTTCTTTGTTCTTCACGTTTTTTTCGTTTGTCTTCCATTAATTGACGTTGTTTATCTTCTTTTTCTTTTAGCTTTTTATTATGATTTTCTATCGATTTTTTTAAAGTTGGCAACTGTAATATATTTTTTATGTTTTGTTGTTCCCATGTATTTATTTGTACGGGCGTTAATATTGTGCCTGATTGATGAGGTATAACTTCACTAGTCATATAATTTTTACCATATTGAGCATCATTGCCATGATTTAATTTATAACTTGTTCCGTCAAATTTATATCTTAAAAATTTGTTATCAGTGTTTTTTGATGAATGTTGGACAGCGATAAATTTTTTTGATGGTGAAGAAGAACGTGTTGGAGCTCTTTTTCTGGTTCTATTTTTCGAAGGTGGAGTCCGACCTCTATGTCGAGTTTTCTGTGGGATTCTCCGAGGCATATCTTGTTGTTCTCGTTGTGCTTTTTCTCGTTTTAATTTAGCTTGTTGTTCTCGTTGTGCTTTTTCTCTTTGTGCTTTTTCTCTTTGTGCTTTTTCTCTTTGTGCTTGTTCTCGTTTTAATTTGGCTTCTTGTTCTCGTTGTGCTTGTTCTCGTTTTAATTTGGCTTCTTGTTCTCGTTGTGCTTGTTGTTGTGCTTTTTGTGCTTTTGCTAATACGCCTGATGTTGTTGTTCTTTTTGGAACTTGTTTAGAAGTAGGACTCTTAGATTTGGTTTGTTTTGTAGACTTTGGTTTTTTCATTTGTTCTAATTTTCTTTCTTCAATTTTTATCATACCTTCAAATTCGCCTCTTTTTATAGTACCTGTCCCACGGAAAGAGTTATCTTTTAATTGTTGTTTCATTTTTTTTATTGTTTCTTCTTGATTCTTAATTCGGTTTGCAGCATATGACATAGTATATAATATTATAACATAAAATCATAATATTAAATTACATAAAAATTAAAATGGTGATACAATTGATTTGTTATTTCCTCTTCTGGAGAGAAATTTACATTGCTCACTAGTCATACAAGCACAACCCCCATTTCCACTAATTGTGGATCCACACGGGTTTTTTTTAGGATTACAACATTCTTGAGAAAATTTATTGTTTCCTAGAAAAAATAATTGTCCTTCTGCTAAAGGAACACTAGGTTCTAGTATTTTTTCGTGTATAGGGTCTATTTTTTTATATGTATTTGAATGAACACCATCTTTCATAGTATATCCTAATGCGGCAAATCCTTCATGTGTTAATGAAGAACCCAATAAATGGGAACCCATTATAAACCCCAACACAACAGCTACTAATAGACATTCCAATCGACATTTACATCCTAGAATTTTCATTATACATATTTGATAGAAAATAATTAAAATTTATTCAAAAATTCATCGCGTTTATCAATTATATTTTCGATTGCACTATTATAATCTTGTATTTTAATACCATTAGCAACAAAAGTTCCTTTATCAGTAATTAAGTGATATAGATATTTATTCTTATATTTTTTTGTATCTATTACACTTGCTGGTATATTTAACGTCTTTAATTTACCTAAATCAATATCATCTAGTAAAATATTTGGTGCACCTATTAATATTTTATCATTAAATTTATATTTTTTTATAAAACTAATGTCATCTGCATTAATTTTAACGACAGCCAATACTTTTCCTCCAAATTTCAAATGATCATTTACTTTTATTTTTTTAAGAGAAATACTGTGTCCGTCTATAAGTTCTATTTTTGTATCCGCATCTAATCCCGAATCTAAATTTTTATGAATGTTTCTTAAAGAACAATTATGTGTAAGGTAATTTAAATTTTTCAATTTTATAATATCAATTGGTTCTAGATCATCCCAGTCTAGAAATTTAATACCATTTATTTCTATTCTTTTTGTGTCAGTATTTAAACAATATATGTAGGGTTCTGTATAATCTTTTACTTGTATGGCTTCGGGATGTTCACTTGTGTAAATCCAGCCCAATTTATCATGAAATACTTTGTGTGTTTCAGAAACGATAACATTATTTATTTTATACATTTTTTGCCCATTTAAAGCACATTTAAAAGTTGCATTCACTTTAATACCATTATTTAAGGTCATACCTGGTTTGAGATTTTTAATCATAATCTCTCCACTTATTGTTTTTACAAGTGTATTTTTATCAAAACAAGCTGGTTTACCTGGTTTACCGGGAACCGACCTAGATGTAAGATTTAAAATGTGAATCATCCAACCAGCAATAATTGATGTTGGTATAGAAATCAATAAAAAGAAAACCGTACCTGATGCGGCTAATGGCCAAGTAAATGGTAGTATCCATAAAGCAATAATAGCAACAACTGCTAATATTAAAACCGCTATTAAAATAGATAAAAATGAACCTATAAATGATTTCAGAGCCAAATACCCAGACATCACGGTATATAGTCCAGCAGTCATTACACCTACCGTTTTTGCCAAAGCGTCTTTGAATTTAATGATTATTTTTTGAACAGGAATAAATACATTAACTATTTTATTCATTAAATGGGTAATAATTTTTTTAAATTTATTTCTAATATATGCCATTAATTTTCTAAATACTTGCAAAACCCCAACTAATTTATTAAAGAATCCTATTACTTTATCCCCGAGATAATATATTGGTTTTACAAATTGTCCAACTATTGTGGCTAAAATTTGATTAACACATCTTCCAAAATTTTGTGTTGTGAATTCCAAAGGGGTTTGGTCTGGTGGGTTAATAATGTGTCCAGCAAAAGGAATTATTCCTGGATGACATTTATTAGCATCCCAATTGTTTCTAATAGGTTCGACTTTACTCATTACATAAAAATATGAAATAGCTATAAAAAATATGAAAAAGGCGATAGATGTTATAAATACATCTATTCCATATTTATCTAAATATCCTCGCTCCTCATATATTTTTTTAAAATATTCAGTAAAATTAGAAGCTTTTATGTTATCCATATATAGTGTTTGGATAATATAAAAGAAATTTAATCTTCCCAATCCCAAAACGTGTATTCTCCTATTGGGATATTGTGGTTTGAAGTAATTAAACAAGCCAATTCTTTATCATAATTTTTTGTCAATTCAGCACCGGGATAATCTTTAACATCAATATAATTTTTTAATTCAAGGTTATCAAATTGTTCATTGTTTAAAAGTATTTTATGTGAACCAGTGACATAAATATAATCGTTTAAAACTTTACTCCATATTTTATAATAAGGGTTTTTATCATCTCCTTTTAATTGTAATAATCCATAAACTTCTGATCCATTTTCTAAAACGTCTCCTAATTTGATATTTTTCATGTGAACTAGTTGACCCGATTTTAATTTTAAAGGTGTATTTTTTGAAAAACAAATACTGCGTAATGTTCCTCCGATAGGTCCACGATTAATACTTTCACCGGTATACATTGCTCCTTGTAATGTATAAATAATTACTGTAGTAGTTCCAATTAATTTCATAATTAAATCTTTTAATTTCAATATTAATTTTTGAAATTTGATTAATATATTCATAAAAATCCCAAAAATATCACCGACGATATTTCGAATCATACCCCTTAATGATGCGAACATTGTTCTCATTTTGTTCATCGATTTCATAATAGATTTTCCTAAAGTTCCAGTTAATGAAATTATATAATATATTGGCTTTAAGAAGTATCCCATCATATTTTTTTGAATGTTTCCTATACAAAATACGAAATTTTCCATAGGGTTATGTCCTAAATATCCGGCGAATGGCATGGATGCCGGATTACATCTAATTTCAGGCCATTTATCTTTTAGATTTTTTAATCCTACAGAAATCATACTGATGAAATATAGTGCAACAAATATTAATACAATAGATATGGCTTGAGCTATGTCTTTTAAATGAACCATTACTAATATTAATTGCTATTATTATTTTCTAGTTTTTTTTCTCTTTCTTTTTCTCATTCTTTTGTGTGTTTTACGTAGTTTTCCACCTTTTGGTGGGTGAAAAACTGTTGGTAAGCGTTGTAATTTTTTTTGCATTCTTAGAAAATCTGCTTTCTGTTTTGCTCCAGGCGATGTGGGTACGTGTCTAGGAGGACCTCTACTTGTAGAAAGTAACTCACCCGGATTCGTTTGTTCTGTTGTTGCATAAGTTTCAATTATTTTTTTTAGTCGTTGTTTGTGTTTTGGTTGTGTCCATGGTTTTCTAGGTGGACTTATAGGTTGTTTTACTGTGTTTTTCTTTCTAGGTGGTGTATTTTTTCCTCTGCCTCGTCTAGTGCGTTTTTTTCGGTTTTTTTTACGACGTGATTTGCGGCGTTTACCACCTCGTTTTGGTGTATAACATTTTCTAGTGCATTTTTTCACACATATTTTAGTTAATCGTCTCCCCTTTTTATGTTTTTTTTTCTTGCGCTTTGTTTTTCTTCGTCCGCCTTCTATTGGTGGTGGTGTATCTCCTTCAGCCGCAAATTTCGCTTCAACTAAAGATTGAATCCCTGTTTTTATACCAGCATTACCGTCTTTCCCTCCACTACTCATTGTTGGTACTGTGATGTCTCCACCTGCTGTTTGTAATATTTTACTGTTTGCTTTATTTTCTATCTGTTGTTGTTTGTTTAAACTGTCTAAAGCTTGTCCTGCTCCGGAGAACTCTGATTCGGGTTTATCAAAAGAAAAATCTGGTTTTGCTCCTCCTTTTTTATTACGCAATCTACAGTATCTCATGTATATATATATATTTGGATAAATTAAATTTAAAAATAAAAATAAATTATATTGTATATGGATGATAAATCACGTTTGCATTTACAAAAAATGGTGAAAGAATATGAAACAGAAGAAACTACGGATAAAATCAGAGATGTGAAGCATAGTAAATTGATAAAACAAGATGTTGAAACAATGATACATTTGAAACGCAAATATACAAGAATGGATACATCAACATTATTAACAATGGCGCAAAATCAATGTGGATTCCTATGGAAAAATTATACGAATATATTTAATAAATTATTCAATGATTACCTGGATTTAAATATTTTAAATAAATTTATTATGATATTATCGAAAATAGAAAATGGTAAATATGACCAACACGAAGCATCTGCTCTGGTTGGACAGATTTTAAAAGAAATATATATAGATAGTGCTATAAAAGAAGGTGATGTAAAAGAAAAGAAAAGAAATGGGGCTAAAAAAAAAAAGAAACAAAAGAAAGATAATGTTAAAAAAATATCTTGGAAAGAATTTAAAAATATGAATATGGAATGATTATATAAATTGAAATAATATAAAAATAAAATATTATTTCAATAAAATGAAATTAGTAATTGTTGAATCACCCGCAAAATGCAAAAAGATAGAAAGTTATTTAGGACCAGGATATAAATGTGTAGCTAGTTTTGGACATATAAGACAATTGGGTGATAAATCAGATGGTTTGAAATGTATTGATATACAAAATAATTTTACACCTACTTACAAAAATTTACCCAATAAATCTAAAAATATAAAATTATTGCGCGATAATATTAAAAAGGCGTCTGAAATTATATTGGCTACGGATGATGATAGGGAAGGTGAAGCTATAGCTTGGCATATATGTAAATTATTTAATTTACCTGTTGCAACAACAAAAAGAATTATATTTCATGAGATAACAAAAACGGCTTTACAAAAAGCCGTAAAACAAAGCACAGTAGTGGATATGAATAAAGTTCATGCACAACAAGCTCGCCAAATTTTAGATAAATTGGTAGGTTTTACATTAAGTCCAATATTGTATGAAAATATATCTCGTAATGTTCAAGGTGGATTGAGTGCGGGAAGATGTCAAACTCCTGCTTTAAGGTTAGTTTATGAACAAGAATTAGAAATACAAAAATCTCCTGGAGATAAAATGTATGAAACAGAGGGTGATTTTGGTGAAAAAAATATAACATTTAAATTAAATTATAATTTTAAAAAAGAAGAAGTTATGGTTGATTTTTTGGAAGAAAACAGTGTTCATGAACACATATATTCTGTTAAAAAACCAAAAGAGGTGAAAAAAAAACCACCTATACCTTTTACTACAAGTGGTTTACAGCAAAAATCAAGTAATGAACTAGGTTATTCTCCCAAACAAACCATGAGATTAGCTCAGACATTATATGAAGCTGGTTATATTACTTATATGAGAACCGATAGTAAAACGTATAGTGCTGAATTTATAAAAAAAACAAAAACATTTATAACAAATACTTATGATAAAGATTATGTAGGAAATAATTTAAATAGTATTACAACGGGTAAAAAGAGTAAATCAAAAAAAAAGGATGATACAGCACAAGAAGCTCACGAAGCAATAAGACCTACGGATATAAATCGTATAGATATAGAAATTGGTGGAAAAATAAAAAATCAAGAAAAAAGATTATATAAATTAATATGGAAAAACACAATACAAAGTTGTATGAGTGATGCAATTTATAATTCTATAACTGCTGAAATTACGGCACCTCGAGTGATTATTGAAGGTAAAACGGTTTCTAGTGTGTATAGATGTTCAGAAGAAAAATGTTTATTTCCAGGTTGGAAAGTTATTGATGGTGTTTCATCAAATGATGATTTTGAAATGTATGAATATTTAAAAAAACAAAAACAAAATAGTAGGATGACATATAATGAAATTAGAAGTCGTGTTATATTAAAGAATTTAAAATCTCATTATACTGAAGCGAAATTGGTTAATCAACTTGAAAAAATGGGTATTGGTAGACCTTCAACATTTTCAAGTTTAGTATCAAAAATCCAAGAAAGAAATTATGTGAAGAAAGGAAATGTCGAAGGAAAGAAATTAAATTGTACGGATTTTAGATTGCGAGGAGAAGAATTGGATGAATTTGAGAATTATCGTCAATTTGGCAATGAGAAAAACAAGTTAATTTTAGAACCACTTGGGTTGCTTGTTATAGAATTTTTGTTGAAATGGTTTGATCAAATGTTTATATACGATTATACAAAAGTTATGGAAGACGATTTAGACAAAATAGCAAATGGTAATAAGATTTGGTATACATTATGTGATGGTTGCTATGGTGATATGATTGCTTTAAAAAAAAATATGCCAAAAAAAACTTCTGGAAAATCTGGAACTCGAAACAGTAAAAAGGGTATATATATTGATGATAAGCATACATATATGATTGGTAAATATGGACCTTGTTTAAAATATGATGATAATGGTGAGGTATCTTTTAAAAAGGTGAACAAGGATTTAGATATGAATAAATTAAAAAATGGTGAATATAGTTTACAGGATGTTTTAGATACAAATAAATATGGTGGAAACAATATAGGTATATATAAACAACAAGAAATTGTTTTAAAAAATGGTAAATTTGGTAAATATTTATCTCATAACGGAAAAAATTATTCTGTGAAAGGGATTGATATCGATGCGATAACTTTAGAAGAGGCGATAAGAATTATCAATACTCCAAAAACTAGTGGTATTTTGAAGGAATTTAAATCTAGTAGAGAAGGTGAATCAATATCTATACGAACCGGTAAATATGGACCATATATTTATTTTAAAAACAAACATATGACACGCCCTAGATTTATAAATTTGGGGAAAAAGAAATGGAAAGAAATGACCTTATCGGATGTCGAAGAATTAATGGATTAGGTATTGAAAAAAAATAGTAATATATATTATATGGCTCCAACGGATTTAAAAGTTCTAAATTTTGGTAGAAAATCATTATTTTTTACTAGTATTTTATTGGCTATTCTTAGACAATTTTTTAAATGGAAATATAGTGAATTTTTAATTTATTTTTTACTACTTATAATTGTTTTATTAATAAATGGATTTTTTTTAATTTTTGCATTTAAAAATATGGATAAACTTAAAATTTTGAATACATTATCCGTATTATTTGGTGGACTAATAATAATTATTCAGTTATCTATTATATTATATTTAATGTATAGTTTTGGAAATTATTTGTTTAAAGTGTCCGATTACCCTGGTTATTTGAATGCGAGTATAATATTTTCATTTTTAATGATTATTGTGCAAATAAAGATTTTTGGTAAAAATACTTTAAAATATATTAATAATGAAAACACAAATAAAATGTTTACAATATTATCGTTATTGATGTTAGCTGGTATAAATATAATACCTATACAAGAAATGTATAATATTTTAATAAATTATAAAACGGATGGTTAATTAACATATATAGAATCTGAATGTAATTCCGTAAGTTTTTGTATTTTCGTTGCACCATATTCCTGAAATTTTTAATATAAAAATAATATTATCGTGGTTTCCGAGTTTGATGTGATTTTCATTAAAGATTTTTATAAAATAATGTTCTAATTGTTCTTTCATTCTATAGTTTGGTGTATAATTTTTTAATTGGCTTTGCATTTTTTCTAATGTAATTTTTTCGATATTTATAATGTCATTTATTATTTTGTTATTATAAATATTATTGTTGAAACAACATTTTACTTTATTGAAATATTTTTCAATATTTAAATTTTGCAATATAAAATGTATATAAACACCATTGAATGTGATGTGTTCGTCTGAATATAAAATTCTATAGAAATTGCTATTATTCATAATATTATTTTTTGTTTTATTATTAATTAATATAAAATATGGATTAAATTTCGATGTTTCTATAGTTAAATACATGTCTAAAATATTATATATTATTGTCTCTAAGTTTATTATCTATTTCAGGTATTTGAAAGTAATTAAACTTAAGTTTAAGTTTAAATATAAAATTATAATGAATTGTATATGAAATATTATGAAACAAAATTTGAAGATTATATACAATCTATAAATAAATATAATTTGCATCCAAAAATAACAAAAACATTATATGATTTGCCAGAATTTTCGAATATTATTTTGTATGGTCCGTGTGGAGTCGGCAAATATAGTCAGGCTTTAAACTATTTAAAAAATATAAGTCCAAGTGAGTTAAAATATGAAAGAAAAATGAATTTTATTTTTAATAATAAAAAAGAGCATTTTTTTAAAATAAGTGATGTTCATTTTGAAATAGATTTTTCTTTATTGGGTTGTAATGCGAAGGTTCTATTTAATGATTTATATTATCATATATTAGATGTTTTTTCGACAAAGAAAAATAAAAGTGGAATAATATTGTGTAAAAATTTCCATAATATTCATGATGAATTAATAGACAATTTTTATAGTTATATGCAAAATATAAAATATAAAAATATCAATTTGTCATATATTTTGCTAACCGAACAATTGAGTTTTATACCAAAAAATATTATTAATAAATGTTATCTTATTTCTGTACCTAGACCGAGTAAAACAAAATATAACAAATGTGTAAAGAAAAAAATATATATTGAGGATATTAACAATATAAAAAATATTAAAAACTTGAAATCTCAAATAACGTGTTTAGATACGGATATAATAAAAATTTCAGACAAGATAATAGAAAATATAGATAATTATAGGTCGATACATTTTTTAGAGTTTAGAGATTTGTGTTATGATATTTTAATTTATAATCTTGATTTGAATGATTGTATAAATTATATAATAAATTATTTTATCGAGAAAAAAAAAATTGACGAAGAAGGACTGTGTATTATTTATAAAAAAATGATAGATTTTTTCGTTTATTATAATAATAATTATCGTCCGATATATCATTTAGAGAGTTTTTTTTATACTATATGTAAAGTAGTTAATGGATTATAATGAAGCGTGTAGAATATTAGAAATAAGTGAAAAGCATACAGAAGAATGTATTAAACGTGGATATCATAGGATGGCGCTTAAACATCATCCTGATAAAGGTGGAGATCCTGAAAAATTTAAAAAGATATTAGAAGCCAAAAATAAATTAATGAATCAATATAGGAAAGTTCCCTTGCAAAAAGATATAAATTATAATATAACTTTTTCAGAGTTATTATCAAAATTGTTAAGGCAAATTGCACCTGATGTTGAATGGGATAGTATATTTATTGATACTACGTTTAATGAAATTTTGAAGGGTTGTCATGATATATCATTAAAGGTTTTCACTAGATTAAAAAAGGATCGTGCCATTAAAATATATGAAATTCTCTCCAAATATAATGAAATCTTTTGTTTGAAAGTAGAAACTTTAAATAGCATGAAAGAAATAATTAAAGAAAAGATGAAAGATGATAATATAATTATTTTGCAACCAAAAATAAAAGATTTAATGAATGATAAAATATATAAATTAGAGTTAGGTGAAACTATCCATTATGTTCCATTATGGCATAATGAATTATATTTTGACGTTTCTGATAATGATCTTATTGTCCAAATAATACCAGATATTGACAGTAATATAGTTATAGGACCAAATAATGATATAGCTATGGATTATGAATTACATTTACTCGATGCTTATAGAAATGAAACTCGAGATATTTATATGGGTGGGTCAAAATTTACAATTAATACAAATGAATTAAAACTTACCGAACAAAAACAAGTGTTTACTTTTAAAAATCGCGGACTCTTGCGTATAGATACAAATGATATTTTCGACAGTTCAAAACGTGGTGATGTATATATTGCTATAAAGTTGATTCCGGGGAAATATGTTTAATATTTAGAAATAACGATAAATTATTTTTTTTGATTTATTATTATATATGAGTGAAAATAAAGTAAAAAGCAGTGATTGGCACGCACAACAAGAAGATATTTTAAAAGATTGGAGTGAACAAAGTTCGTGCTATCGTTGGATGCATGAAAGATCCTATCAAATATATAAAAAATCTAACATGCGTTATAGTATACCAGTCATTGTTATTAGTACTATAACTGGTACTGCTAATTTTGCTCAAGGTAGTTTTCCAGCTGGTGCGCAAGTATGGGCACCCTTAATTATTGGAACATTAAATTTAGCAGCAGGACTTATAACTACGGTCGCTCAATTTTTAAGGGTTTCTGAGCTTCTTGAAGGACATAGGGCAGCAAGTATTGCTTATGCAAAATTGGGTAGAAGTATAGCGGTAGAATTAAGTTTACCTGCTAATGAAAGGTCGATGAAAGGTATAGAATATATAAAACAATGTAGAACGGATATTGATAGGTTAATTGAGCAAAGTCCATCGATCCCTCCAGAAATATTATCAGATTTTAATAGATCAATATTGTTTGTCGATAAAAAGAATCCTGTTGGTGAAACTCCTGAATTTTCGGTGCCACCTATTTTAAAATTAGAAGCAATTAATGTATTTAGAGCAGAAAAACATTTGGAAGATTTAAAAAATAAAGAATTCGAATTAAAAGAAAAGGAAAGACAATATAGAAATAGTATTATAGAAGAAGAAAATCAAAGAATTCAAAATATTATTGAGAAACACGAAAAAACAAAAAATGATTTAATGGGTAATTTCGATATACAAAATAAATTAAAAATGATAGAGGATAAAGAAAATGAAATAAAGAAAATGGATGACAAAAGAAATAGTTTATCTATATCTAGTATTACAAAACGCATGACAAAATTTGCAAATATATTGGATGCGGATTCATCTTCTGACGAATCAGAACATTCACCAAAAATGTTTGATATGAAAAATATGGGTTTGGATGCTTCGGTAAATTTAAGTAGTGTAGAACAACCACACCTTGAATTGTCTATTAGAGACATATCAAACAATGTATAATAGTTATATCTGGTATTTAAATATATTATAAAATAAAAAAATTTTATAATATAAAATATTATTTGTTTAATTATTTATTTGAATTATTCACCTACTTTTTTCTTACGCCTTACTACCTTCTTCTTTTTCTTAGGCACTTCTACAACTGGTTGTGGGACTTCTTCTTCTTCTTCTTCTTCTTCTTCTTCGTCCGATTCTTCGACTGTAAACGATGGTGCCTGATATGAATCTTCTTCTTCTTCGTCTTCTTCCAATGCTTTTGCTTCAGTAGCCTTCAAATTACTTTCCATCTCTTCATCATCACTATCCATTACAATAGCACACTTACCCATACCAACTAGGCGTTGTGGTGGACGCACACAACATTGCTTCAATGCCCACGTTACACCACACTTGCCTCCTGCAAACCACAATCCAGTGCATTGAAGAATACCCACTACGTGAGAAGCCTTAGGAATAAACTCCATTGGTCCACTATCTTCTCTTTGGTCTTGTGCATTATTACCTGTAGCTCCTTGCTTAGGAGGCACATACAATGCTTTTTGTTCCATATCATATACTTCTACATTATACCTACCTTCCCAAAAAGGAACCTTCAACTTTAGTGTAGGATTCCTATCATAATCTGGTTCACCACTACCATCTTTAAGCTTAGGAAATTTAAGAATTGGATAAAACAATGCATCAATAACATCTCTACTCTTCTGTTGCTTACCCAACCACGCTTTTGAATTTATCATAATATCATTTTTTACCTTTTCTTCCATTGATTTCATTTCACCCAACCATCTAGCCTGTGTAGTGCTCTTTTCTGGTTCGAATTGTAGTGCCATATCATAACTTACGCGACCACTTGCTTCATCCACACGCTCATTTACACCCCACGTAAGCATAAGCGGAAATTGGATACGAAGTGCATCACCTTCATATGATACTTGAACACTTTTACCACCGCGTTTATTAACGGTAGGTGGCTTATATGAAACCTTACTGGATTCGAATGATTTTGCGGAAACGATACTTTGACTTTGACTTGACATCTTTATGATTTATATATATCAAACACCTTTTTAAATCAATTTAATTTAGTGTTATTTTTCATGTCAATTTTTTAAATACTTATTTAATCCGATACTCGTTAGATTATAAATAAAAAAATTTATTTTTATACTTCCATTGCATTAACACGTTTTGAAACGGTTGCTATTTGATAATTATCATAAGGATTTACTACAATTATATGAACATCATCATAAATGATTGGTTTTACTCTAATTTTATCAAATCTTTTATTCGCACGTATTTTACATAACTTAAGTTTTGTTTTACATCTCGTTAGTTTTCTACTGATATTACTGCACCATAAACCACACCATTTGAACAATGTATTATCAATGCAAATAATCGATATTATTAATATATTACATAATTCTGCTGGCCATGGTTCTCTACATCTATTGGGACACATTAAAGGTGCAAAACAAGCATATATAGCCATCCAAAATAATTCTATTAGTCTACAACTAATAGCAGCTAATAGACATATAAATGCAAATATCATAAGGACTACAAAGATTTCAGCGAAGAACGACATTTTGAATTTTGTTTGTTGTTTTATAATTATAAAAAGTATTAACCCATTTCAATTTAATTATTTATTTTTTTGAACTATTCTTTGTATTTTTGGAGAGATTTTACTGTTAGTCATTCTATCTAATTTATTAGCCAATGATTTTGATGCATATTCTGGAGCTGGTGGTGGTGGTGCGCGTTGTGGTGGAGTAGGTAATCTTCTTCTTGGACTACCTGGAACAAAAGAACCGTGTGTTTTGTTGTGAATTTCTCTTATATTAAAGCGTTGTGTTGGGACTTCTGGTTTAACATCCAAAGTTAATCCGGGTTTTTTATTTTTATAAGTATTAACACTTACTTTCATGCTTGGTTCTGGTAATTTTGGAGGAAGAGATTTTTTTTCGGGTTGGATCCTGTTATCCTTACTCCATGAATTTCTGTTTTTAAAAACTTTATCTCTAACATTTCTATTTCCTATCTTATTTCGAAGTTTATTGGAATAATATACCGCATTTGCTAGTTGTCCTGCTTTTAATTTCTCTCCACTTTCAATATCTTGTGTGGGTTTTTCTAATTTTTTATTTTTAGATCTTATATGCGCTTTGTGGACAAAATAAGCTAGTGTCCCACAGCAACACAATGACGATATACATACAATTATTATGATATTTTCAGTTCTGATGATTGAATTATTAGAATTATTATTTTGTAATGATTGTTTATTGGAAAAAAATGTGTTTGAGTTGTTTGAGTTGTTTGATTGTTTTATATCTGTTATAATAGGTGTTTGTGTAGGTGTTTGTGTAGGCGTTTGTGTCGCTGTAGGTGTTTGTGTCGCTGTAGGTGTTTGTGTATTGGAATTATTTTGTATATCTGTAAAATTATTTTGTGTGTTATAATTAATATGTTCCGAATTTGTCTCTGAATGTATATTAGTGGAGAGATTTTGAGATACATTTAAAATTGTAATATTTGGTGTTTGTAATGAGGGAAGTGATTGTCTCAAATTAGTAGAAGGACCTTCTATGCAAGCATACAATCCCATCTTGTATATTTCAACTCCATTAATTCTGTTATTCATATCCCATAATTTTTGACAATTGGAAACTTCGGATTTACAGCCATTGAATAAAAATAAAATTATTATTAATAAACTCTTTATCATAATATTAATTATAAGTATCATGAGATACTTAAATAGTTTTTTCAAATACTAATAAAATATTTACATTATTGAATTAAAAAAAAAGTTATAATTTAATATACATGACATCATATATTGCGAAATTTAAAGAAGAAAATTTGAAAATCTCTCCAAAAAGTGCAAAAAGATTATCACCCACGACATTTTTAAAATTGTTTGTTTACGAAAAAGTACCTTGTTCTGAAAATAAACAAAAAATGTGCAAATTATCCGAAACAGATTTTAATATACCTGGGTATAAACATTATGAAAAAATAAAAAATTTTAATTACAATTGTTCTCAACTAAAAAGCATATGTAGATATTATAAATTAAAAATTTCAGGCAATAAAAAAGAATTGCGTTATAGAGTTTGGAATTATTTAAAATTTTCATTTTATAGTAAAAAAATCCAAAAGTGTTATAAAAAATATTTGATTAAATGTTTTAATAAATACAAAGGTGGCAAATATAAAAATTATACCAATGATACTGATTTTATGACATTAGAACCAATACATTCGATCCCTTATTATCAACTTATTTCTTATAAAGATAAAGACGATTTCACGTATGCATTTGATATTTGTTCATTATATAATTTATATTTAAATTCGATAAAAAATATGGATGATGTTGCGAATGTATATAATCCTTATAATAGAAATAAACTACCGAAGTTTCTTTATATAAATATGAAAAAAATGATTATATTAAGTAAAATTTTAAAGTTTAAAATTGAATTCATAATACCCCAAGTTGAAAACGACGATATATCTGAAAAAAAAAAAATAGAATTAAGATTACAGAATTTATTTCATCAAATAGATTTATTGGGTTTTATAACCGACGTGGATTGGTTTTTAAATTTATCTGAACATAGATTAATTCGATATTTAAGAGAATTAATTGACATTTGGGAATATAGAGCACAATTAGCGCCTAGTATGAAAAAAAAGATATGCCCCCCATTAGGACAACCATTTACTAGTGTTAGTTGGTCTTTTTTAAATAATACAAATTTATTAGGACGACGTAAAATACTTTTAAATATAATGGAAATATTTATAAATAATGGTGTCGATGAATCATCGCGTTATTCTGGCGCGGTATATGTATTAGGAGCACTTACTATAGTTAGTAATAATGCAGCCAATTCATTACCATGGTTGTACGAAAGTTTTATGACTAATAATAATAACTGAATTTGATTTAGAGAGCATATAAGCATTCAATAAATAAATAATATATTATTAAACGAACTTAAAAAGATATATATATATCTTATCATAAAATGCCAAAAGCAAAGCAAAGCAAAAAAACCAAAACCAAAACCACATCCGCGCCAGCCGCGCCAGCCGCGTCAGTAAAAGCTGCCGCACCAGTAGAGACAAAAGCTACTGTCGAACCCGTATCTACCCTAGGAGATCAGTTTACCCAATTGTTAGCTCAACTAACCTCATTGAGAAGCCAATTGACCGCTGTCACTACCCAAGTTAGACAACTCCAAAAACGTTCTGACCGCGAATTGAAAGCTGCTCTAAAACAAAAGGGAAAGAATCGTAAATCTGGAAACCGTCAACCAAGTGGATTTGTTAAGCCAACCAAAATCAGTTTGGAACTAGCAACCTTTCTAGGAAAGCCAAAGGGCAGTGAAATGGCTAGAACTGAAGTGACTCGTGAAATTAACACGTATATTCGAGCACATAAGTTGCAAGACCCAAAGAACGGTAGACGTATTCTTGCAGATGACAAACTTCGAAAATTGTTGAAATTGAAGAAGGATGACGAATTGACATATTTTAATCTCCAACGTTATATGTCCCCTCATTTCCAAAAACAAGTTAAGAAAACCTCTGCGTAAATATGCCCAATTATAAATAAATAATATTAAAAAATATTATTTATTTCGAATTATTTAAATACTTTTATTCAAATATGAAATCCGCTTCAGTCAAAATAGAATTTATAATGTGTTTATTTTTTCTATGTGTATTAAATTTTATTCTTCCTTTATCGTTTTGCAAATGATACATTTTTTTATTTTTATTAAAATCTTCTATTAAAGCATCATTTATAATCCTTTTTTTTTTTAAAAATTCGATAAATGTATCATTATCATCATCATTAACGTTATTACATATTTTCTTATATTTCATAATCATTTTATAATAATAATAAATATTTTTATTACCATTATAATAATCATTGCCAGACAAAACACAAATAGACACAAATTCACTCCTTGTAAGGTTCAAATTAATTAAAATCTTTTTCAAATCATATAACAAAACCTTATGATTTGATAGACTTATATAACGAAGTGTATAGGGCGACAAATAAACAAACATATCAGTATCCTCACTCAAACAATAATGCACTTGTTTTTTATACAATAATTTCGCACATAATGTTTCTGCCTCAGAATCAGCAACAACATAAGTCATACCAAAACCATCTATTAATCTTTTTATTTTATCAAATTCATCGTTTGTAATTTTAACACTTTGTTTTTTCAAAGCCCTTATTTTATTTTTATAGTTTAATACATACGTATCCGCATCAACATTATTTTTTCGCAAATCATCCATTATTTTATTCAACTCATCCTTTGCATAATTTCTTTCCTCACGCCTTGTAATCAACGTATGTTTCTTTTCCTCAGGAGGTTTACCATCGAACACAAATATTGGAATAATATTATAATAATCAAATATACAACACATCAAATATATTTTTTCTATTAATTGTTCTTCTGATTTATACTTATACATATATATACTAATATCAATCGCTATTTTTTTACCATAGAAATTAGACAAATGTTTCTCTGTAATACCATTGGTACAATAATTCTTCAAAAACGAATTTAATAGTTTTATTCCCATGATTCTATTTAATTTATTTTCCAATGAATCATAATTCAATTTAATTCACATATACTCATTCGTAAAGTTTTTATTATTTTATCCTTATATGGAAATTTATATCCATTCTTTAAATTTTTATACAATTTCATCAATTCTTCATCACAAACAACAGTTCTAACCAAACCCGATTTTTTATATTTTGAAACAATATAATCATAATAACCCATGACATTTTTTGGAGTTTTTTTAAATTTTAACATCAAATTATTATTAGTACAACACCAGTTCAAAAAATCATCATAATCATATAATAATACCATTTTTAAAACATAATAAGTAAACACATTTGTCTTTTCTCTATATAACGTCGATTTCAAATATATATTTTCATCATTATTAGATATCAATTCTCCATAATTTAATCCCATAAAATCTAAAATCTTTATCACTTGAAAAAAAGAAAAAGTCCGTTCAAATTCAATACAAAATTCAGAATAAAGCAAAAAACTTTTTTTATCACACGGATTATCTAATAAATAATAAGCACAAATACAACAATTCATGATTTCTCCCCAAAATTCAGAATATGCTTCAGATATTTCCATCTCCGATTTAATTTTAAATAAATTCAACAACCTAGCCTTTATATTATCGTGGTTAATACCATTCAAATCTAAACAAAAATTGTGAAATATCTCGTGAATTAAAACCTTTAACCATTCCTCCTTTCTAAAAATTAGTATTGAACCCGTATTATCACACGCCGTAGTTACAGCACTATTACAATTTTTTTTATCTAATATGCTAAGTGGATTACTTGGTAAATATTTTTTTTCTTCAGATAAATAAAGATAAATACTTAAAGATCCAGACTTTTCATTCGAATATAATAATAATATTCTAACAACTATCAATATTTTTTTTATATATAAATCATAGATATTCATATCTTCATCATTATAAATAAATAAGTAAATAGTTATCTTTTTATTAAATATTTTACACCTAATTTCAATATATTTTTTTATATTATACACACCACTTTTTATAGTTTCAGGAACAAAAGCAGAAGTAAACAAACTAGTTGAGGGTAATACAGTATTGTTATTTACATTATATATTTTTTTTATAAAACTATCATCATTTATTACCATGTCTATCATTCTTGAAGAAACAGTTATATCATCATAAATCATTAATAATAAATTGTCAGTAGTTCTTTGCTTATTCGCACCCTTATTTGAAGCAACTTTATGAAAACTATTAAAAAAAAATCCCATCAAATCAGTTGACTCTTTCGAGAAATTCATTATATATATTATAAATATTGTTTTTATAATATATTCAGCAGTTATTCTTTGATTTTAATTTTCAATTCTGTTTTTTTTAATTTTTTATTGGTTCCCATCAATTCTTTCCGTATACGCATAGTATCATAAAAAGGTATTAATTTGCTAGAACTCCCCCTTATTGTTTGTAAATGAATAAGTTTCGCATTTTTAGTAGCTAACAAAACTTTTTTAGATAATTCATCTTGTTCGTATTTAAATTTTTGACCCTTTTCCATAACCTTTTCCGCTTTACTCATTTCACCATCGTTTGATTCATAAAAACCTTCTTCCATAACAACATCTTTTGGTCTTATTTGAATATATTTTTTTTTCGTTTCTATTTTTTTTAGATATTTTCCCGTTTTTCCTCCAGCACTCTTTGCACTTACAGGATCTCTACATATATCACTCCCAGATTTTAATGAAAACAACTCTGCAAATTCACGGTTGTTTTTCATAAATTTATGGGCATGAAAATAATGTTCTACTGTTTGCCATTGCAATCCTTCGTCATCCGTAAATGGCGCAACCCAGAAATTTGATAATACCTTTCTCCAATTTTTAATTGTAGATAACTCATCATATTCACCACGCTGTTCCATTGGTAGTTTCTCACTCCATTCATTTTTGGAACCCTTTGAACTAGCATATTTACCAGGTTTAACATCTGGTGAATTACTTTTAAAAATAAATTGGATATTTTCATCAAACAAAACTTCATCTTTTGGTGATGGAGTAGGAACAACCGACACTTCATTAGTCATTTCTTCTTCTATTTCTTCATGCTCAGCATCTTCTTCATTTTTCTCCAACTCTTCCTGTATTGTTTTTGGTTTTTCTTGTTCTAATTTTTCTTCACTTTTACCAATCAACTTATTGAATTTTGGAATATAATTATAAATAGTTTTTCCCTTTGATAACATGCACTCGTTTACTATTTCGTTTTTTAAATCATACGGTATTTCGTGAAATCTAAATATTTTTTTCTCTTTATAAGTAATTAATTTATAATGTCCCCCCGTATGATCAACAACAACGTAATATTTTGGTTTAAATTCTTTCTTTGTAATAATTTTATTAGACACCAAATCACCACATTGAACAACATTTTTTTTTCCCTTTTTATAAAACAGACTCGACAATATTATTATTTTTATATTCAAAGCCAATTCTAACTGGTTTATAGCATAAGTATCTGCCCAAAAATTACACGTCCGTATAATATCCTTTAATTTATCCAAATTTTTAACACCTTTCATAAAATTAAAATCAGATAACATAGTTTCACTATTTTCATTCTCTGTTTCAGAATCTTTTATTAATTTTTTATTTTTTCTGTTTTCCAAAGCCATTGTTTTAGCACGCCTTCTCAATTCTTTTTTTAATTTACCATCTTTTTTAACTTGTTTAGTTTCTAATTTTTTTAATACGGTATCATACTCGTCTTTCAATGTTTTATTTATTTTTTTCAATTTCAATACATTTTTTTCATTTTCTATAATAGATTTATTAATATCTTCATATAACGATTTGTAATGATTAAATTGTTCTTTATCTATATTTTCAGCAATAATATTTCTTTGTTTATCCACTGGCATATCAATATTTATTGATTCAAATGCATCTCTTACTGTATAAAATAAACAATCACCAGCACCATCATTATCTTGTAAATCATAATTATTATTATGATAATATGTTTTTACCCAACTATCCCCTACCTTTTTTACATAATTCTTTTTTATATTATTTATGTCTTTTTCAGTTTCTCCCACAACTTCATCATCATCATCTTGTTCTAATACAAATTTTTTTAAACCACTATCACTATCACTATCACTATCACTATCACTATCACTATCACTATCATCATAACCCAAATCATCTACCATTTCATTTTCACTAATAATCTTATGTATATATTCCTCGTTTACAAAACTAAATAATACCGGGTCCTCCAATAATCCTATATCTATTTCATCGCTGTCATCTAAATAATTTTTATATTTATTCGATTTTATTTCAAAAACACCAATTTTAATTATATTATCGATATCTTTAAAAACTAAATACACCGGTAAAAAAAGTATATTATTTTCCACATATCTATAATCCATCTTGCCTAAAGCAATAATTACCTCAATACCTAAAATTTTTAATGAAAATAAATTAACCTGAGAACCTTTATCTGTTGGATTTATTTCTTTTTCTTCCGAATACTTAATTTGTGAATTAATTTTAGATTGAACCATATTGTTATATTAATCTAATATTAAAAATTTTCTTAAGTAGTTATCGCTTTTAATTTCTTCTAGATAAAACCATAACGTTTTTCTTCTATTTACTATTTCATCATTGTTATTATCAATTTCATATAATATAATGTCTTGTATTAATTCGCCTTTATTTTTTTTTCTTTTTGATATACCATAATATTCACATATGCGTTCTAATTCTTTTTTTTTACACTCATCATATTGATAATTCAATAACATATATTGTTGCATAGATTCTTCTTCATAATCTATAGGACTTTCTGTTTCAGTAGCCATAATTTCGGATTTTAATTTTTCATAGTCCATTTTTTTTTTATTTCTTTTTGGTAGTCCTTCAAATAAAGTGTAAGACAAATTATTCTTCATGAATATATATAAAATTAATTATTTATATATATTTATATTTTTATTATTTTACTCATCTATCTCCTCCAGTATATCCACACATTTAAAAATAGTCTTATTAGATAGACCTTGAAAATCTTTACTATTAAATTCTGATACTTCTTCAATGTAATCTATGATATCACGGTAATCAGACGACACATGTAAACTAGTATTACCATTGATAATAAATATAGATAAAATCTCTATCAATTCTTCTATCTCTCCCTTTTTTTCCAATATATTGATATTTGACTTTACTTGCGTGATTATATCATTTAATAAATTAATTATAATTTTAGGTTGCAATACACCTTTATTTGCTAAATTTATCAAAAAGCTACTCATAGAACGCCGTTTTTCTATTTTTTTATTACAATCACAAAATTTATCATAATCACTATCATCAATGATTATATTAATATTTTCAAATAATTCCAAATACGAATTAAAATTTTTTTCACATATAATTTTCATACAAGGAAAAGAATCAATCAAATCTTTATATAAACAAGAATATAATTCTGATAAAAACTTATTTGAACCACCAATGTCAAATATACAATTACCAATTCTTAATAATGTTTCTTCAATATTTTCCGTTTCAAATTTAATTATAAACTGTATATTATTTATAACACGCTTACTAACATCATTATAACTTTTTTTTGTTATTTTATTCAATAAACAGCGTAATTTATCTATTTCGGCTTCAATACCTTCTTCATTTTTTTCCAATTCTGTCTTTTTAAAATTATCATCATCACCCACATAATTATTTTCGGTTTTTTTATGGAATTGTCGCCTATCTTTTTTTTTAAATATTGGCGTTTTTTGATAATTTGGTGCTCCTACTCTAGTTGCTATTTGATTAATAATATTGATTACAGATTTATCCAATTCTTGAATTGTATATTCATTTTTTATATTTTCAAAATCTAATAATGTAAATTGATGGTCTGCTAAAATCGATGCCATATATAATATATAAATTATAATTACCATTTATATCAATTTAATTTATATTAAATTGAAAGACAACTTAAAAAATAAAAACAATATTATAAGTAATGAATTATAATCAAACAAAAGAAGAACATTATATTAAAGATTGGGAAGATTCAAATTTAAATTTGAAAAAAGGGGTTTTAAGGGGTATATACGCCTTTGGTTTCGAAAAACCAAGCAGTATACAACAAAAAGCCATTTTACCATTCGTTAAAAAAAATAGTAAAGGTGAGAGAAAAGATATTGTAGCACAAGCACAATCCGGCACCGGGAAAACAGGGTGTTTTGTTGTAAGCATGTTGCAAATTATAAATGAAAACCTAAATAAAACACAAGCAATGATTTTAGCCCCAACACACGAATTAGCTGAACAAATCGCATTTGTAGTAAATGGTTTAGGACATTATTTAAAAATTAAAACACAATTATTAATTGGAGGTAAACCTGTAGAAAAAGATAAAAAAGATTTGGAAGATAATCAACCTCACGTTGTCGTAGGAACGCCGGGTAGAGTTCAGGATTTAATACGAAGAAAATGGTTAAATGTTAATACGTTGCAGTTATTGGTTATTGATGAAGCAGATGAAATGTTGTCAACAGGCTTTCAAGAGCAAATGTATAAAATATTTCAATTTATGCCGGAAAATATACAAATTGGACTTTTTAGCGCAACAATGCCAGTAGAACTTGAAGAACTAACCAAAGCATTTTTAAGAAAACCAACAAAAATTTTAGTAAAATCAGAAGAATTAACATTACAAGGTATCGCACAGTATTACATCAGTCTAATCGATGATCAACAAAAATATGAATGCATTAAAGATTTATTTAGTAATTTATCAATCACGCAAGCCATCATCTATTGCAATAGCACAAGAAGAGTAGATGATTTAACCGAAGCAATGAAAACAGACGAATTTCCTGTTGAAAAAATACACGGAAAAATGGCACAATCGGAGCGAAGAGAAATTCATAAGGAATTTAAAAACGGAAGGTGTAGGGTATTGATCACGTCTGATTTATTTGCAAGAGGCATCGATGTACAACAGGTAAGCATCGTTATTAATTTTGATATACCAAAAAATGAACATACATACCTACATAGAATCGGTCGGTCTGGTAGATGGGGAAGAAAAGGTATTGCTATTAATTTTCAAACAAAATACGATATACAACGAATTAAAAAATTTGAAGAATATTACGAAACAAAAATTATGGAAATGCCAGGAAATTATGCTGAACATTTACAAACTGTATAATTGCGTAAATAAAAAATAATCTTTTTTCTTTATTTTATTAATGTTAGATAAAGAAAAAATATTTGAAAAATTTAAACTACCAATAGAATATTTAGACAAAAAACACAAATTAACAAATGAAATAAAACAAGACTTAGAATTGATAAAACCTAATGATAATTCCACAAATTCTACATATAATGTTGTATTCAAAACAAATAATGATTTTGATAACATGAGCTTCGATGCATGGGGTAAATATTTTTCATCTGATAAATCATTTCTAAAAGATTCACAACATTTTTATAAAAATATTAACGACTTACACAATGAACCACACAAAATTAAAAAAATGGTCGATATATGGAATAAAATAAACAACGAATCCGATTTTATTGAAAAATATCAATATATCGATTGGGAAAGATTGTATTTTTTAAATAATTCCAAAATGTTTCTCTCAATATTAAGTTTTTATAATATTACATCACCAATTTTACAATTAATAGCACCATTATTCGTATTTATAACACCTTTCTTATTAATGAAAAGTTTAGGAACACCCATTACAGCAGAAATATATATTAAAATATTACTAGAAAACTTAAAAAATCAACCATTTATAAAATTATTTATTTCATTTAATTCAATGAGTTTAGGACAACAAATTTATGGTTTGTTAATGCTCGGATTATATATATATAATATCTATTCAAACGTTTTATCATGTTATAAATTTTATACACAAATGAAAATACTTACAGCAGAATTTGAAGATATTAGAAAATATTTAGAATGCACCATCGAAAACATGACATTCGTGTTAAACAAAACAAATAAATTAAATAGTTATCAACCTTTTAATAACACATTATTGTCATACAAAAATAGATTATCTCAATTTTTAAATGATATAAGACATATACCAAAATCCATATTTAACAAATTCAATATATTTTATATTGGAACATTAATGAAATATTATTTCACATTATGGGATTCCAAAGATATTGATGACATATTTTCTTATTCATTCGGATTCAACTGTTATTATAATAATTTAATTGGACTCAATCAAAATATACAACACAATAATATGAATATATGCTTATTCAAAAAAAACAAATCTATAAAATTAATCGATACATATCATCCAAATCTTACAAAAAAGGTTATTAAAAATACAATAACATTAAACAAAAATAAAATAATTACAGGACCCAATGCTTCCGGAAAAACTACACTTTTAAAAGCAATAACAATCAATATAATATTATCACAACAATTCGGTTATGGTTTTTATAGAAAATGTTATATTACACCATATCATCACCTTCATTGTTATATAAATATACCAGATACCAACGATAGAGATAGCTTATTTCAATCAGAAGCAAGAAGATGCAAAACGATTTTAGATTCAATATTGGTTAACAAAAAAGACAATCATTTTTGCATTTTTGACGAATTATATTCTGGAACAAACCCATATGAAGCAATTGCTACAGCACATTCTTACTTAAATTATATTTCCAATAAAAAAAATGTCGATTTCATATTGACAACACATTATATTAAATTGTGCGAATTATTTGATAAAAATAAACATATAGACAACATTCATATGAAAACTCTTATTACAAACAATAAACCTAATTATTTTTATAAAATAAAAACCGGCATTTCTAAGGTAAAAGGGGGAGTTCACGTTTTAAAACAATTAAAGTATCCAGAAATAATTACCAAAGAAGCATCTAATATACTTAAAAAATTATAAACTCATAATTTCGTTTGAATTCAAATTTTTAAATATTCATTGAAATTAATGATAAGTAGAGGACTTTTAATTAGTTTAGGAGTAACCACATTAAGTGCAGCATTATTGTTTGTTTATTTTAAAAACAAGATTAATGATGTAGAAAATAAAGTGCAAATAATTTTTGATTTAGTTCAAAGCCATTCGCAAAACCAAATGAATCAACAACACCATAACGATATAGATGTTAAATTTCATTCACAAGAACAATCTAATTTAATACAAGTATCTGATGACGATAACGATAAAAACGATTATAATACAGTAAGTGAGGGCGAAGATAGTGAAGATGAAGATAGTGAAGATGAAGACATTGAAGGTGAAGACAGTGAAGATGAAGGTAGTGAAGATGAAGGTAGTGAAGATGAAGGTAGTGAAGGTGAAGACAGTGAAGGTGAAGAAGTGGTAGAAGAAGCAAAAATAAATAAATTAAATAATACAGATTTGTTCGAAAATAACAATGATTTACAAAATAATAATCAACAATCTTTAGAAATTCCCAACATAAAAGAATTGGAAGTATCTGAGTTAAACGTATTAAATAATGAAATGATACAACTAAATACTAAGAAAGATGATGAACAAGAAGAAACAGATAGTTTAGACGAATTAAGTGATATTGATGACCAAGATAAAGCGGAAACGGAAAAAAACGATATTCCACAAGATTTAAAAAAATTTACAGTGGCTGTTTTAAAAAATTTAGCAGAAAAAAAAGGACTTTCAAATTATAAATCCCTCAAAAAAGCTGCATTGATTAAATTAATCGAAGAGAATTAAATATAATATTATAATATAAATGAGTTGGGCTACGGCATATTCCGGATCTAATAATATTCATTTTGAACAACCAGCCATAATGAGTGATAGTAGACTTTTTACATATTATAATTCTTCTTGCGATTCTAATGAAAGTCTCAAAAAAAATAAGGGTATTGAATCAAATTATGATTATAGACAATATTTAATCAAACACGGCAATTCTATTATCGAACAAAATAAAAACAAACACATCAATAGTATCGGATATGTTCCAGCATATAATATATCCAACGCAAATAGGAATAATAAGTATTTGTATAAAAATATTGGTGATAATACTCAAACATACGGATATGCAACATCCGATTTAAAAAATATGTATCTTTCTAGACAACAATTACAATCTAAAAAAACAGATAAAATATTAACCCAGGAAGAATTGTTAAAATTAAGATCTATCTAAATCAACAACAAATAATTCATACAAATAAATAACTTATATGAATTATTTAAAATTAAAAAAATTTATTATATAAATGAAAATTATTAGTATTGATGTTGGTATGAAAAATTGTGCTTTTTGTTTATTAAATTGTGATATTAGCAATAATTATATTATTGAAAAATGGGATATAATTGATTTATGCGAAACATCAAAAGAAACTTGTCAAGGTATTATGAAAAATGGTAAAAAATGTTCAAAACACGCAAGATATACAAAAAAAAATACATTTTATTGCAAAACACACGCAAAAGAATATAAAATACCACCATCCTCTTTTTCAAAAAAAAAAATTAAAAAATTAAAAAAAGAGAAACTTATTTCCATTGCCAATACACACGACATATCATTTAATTGTAAAGAGAAAAAAGAAACAATTTTAAATCAAATATGTCTAGACCTATCTAATAATTACTACAACTTTGTAAACAGCATATTAACTACAGAAATGAATATGGTATCTTATGGTATTGTTTTAAAAAAATTATTTCATAAAAATTTTCAAAATGATAAAATAGATTTAGTAATAATTGAAAATCAAATAGGACCTTTAGCATTGAGAATGAAAACTTTGCAAGGAATGATAATGCAACATTTTATAGAAAACGATATTGTTAATATTATACCTGTAAACTCAAATAATAAATTAAAAGATTTTTTAGGAAATAAAAAAACAACATACGATGAACGAAAACGTGAAAGTATTAAAATAACAAGACAATTAATGGAAAATTCGAAATGGAATAATCATTTTGAAAAACATAAAAAGAAAGATGATTTAGCAGATTGTTTTTTACAAGCAAAATGGTACATATCACATAAATTAAATAAATAATATATTATGCGTATCACTTAAAATTAAAATTTCTATTTAAGACATAAGTACCATGAGCGAAAAAATATCTGTAAATTTTTCGAAACCGAATTTAACAGTTGTAGATAATAGTGATCCTGGAACAATTAATATAGGTTCATCATTGAGTGGCGGCGCCAAATCAGTTAATTTTGGACCAGGTGTAGAAATGTTGATGAATCCAAATAGACAAAAATCACCAAGTAATAGACCTAAATCTGATATTGCATTATCCGATTTACAAGAATTAGATTCTTTAGATTTAAATGAAGGCAAAAAATCATTAAAAGAAACAAGAAATAATATTTTTAATATAGGGGGAGGTTTTGATAAACCCGGCGATAATACACCTAACAAGGATATAACAAGTAATTTATCAAAACCAAATGTCTCATTTGACATAAAAGAGAATTCTACATCTAATTTAGGTAGTAATGCAAGAAAAGCAGCTACAACAGCAACTGAAGATGGATTTCAAACATTCAATGAAATACCTATAAATCCTACAGCAAATCCTAAACAAGAAACGCCGCTTAGTGGAAAAGATTTATTAAGAGAAAAATTCCAATACTTAAGAAAATTACAAGCATTGGAAAAACGAGGTGTGGAATTAAGTAAAAAATATACAATGGAAGATAACCTTGATGAAATGAAAGGAGAATATTCATTTTTAGTTAAACAAAAAGAAAAAAACAATAGTGTAAAATTTCAAGGTAAAATGTTAATGGCATGTGTTAGTGGTTTAGAATTTTTAAATAGTAAATTCGATCCCTTTGATTTAAAATTGGATGGGTGGGCAGAAGCGGTAAATGAAAATATCGAAGAATATGATGATGTATTTGGAGAATTGCACGAAAAATATGGGGAAAAAGCAAAAATGGCTCCCGAACTTAAATTATTATTTATGTTAGGTGGTAGCGCAGCAATGCTTCACATGACCAATACAATGTTTAAATCCGCTATGCCTGGTATGGACGATATTATGCGCCAAAATCCCGAATTAATGCAACAATTTACGCAAGCAGCGGTTAATACAATGGGAGACCAAAATCCAGGATTTCAAGGATTCATGCAAGGTGTAATGCCACAAGCACCAGCATCGGAAATACCAACAAGACCACCTCAAGGTTCACCACCTAGACCACCAGAACACTTCAGAAATAATCCACCAAAAATGCCAAAAAGATCGGCTAGACCAGATGTTGCCGTTGGAAGGGGGGCTGATTTTAATGATGCTGTAAACATGGATAACAGTTATGAAAACATTAAAACAAAGCGTGTCGAAATGAAAGGACCGTCTGATATAGGAGATTTATTATCCGGATTAAAAACCAAAAAAGTTAAAATGAATGAAGGTGGTGGTAGCACAATCAGTATTTCTGAATTAAATGAAATGCACAGCATGGATTTAAATTCAAAACAACCTAAAAAAAGCAAGCGGAGAAAATTCTCAGATAAAAACACAATTTCATTGAATTTAAATTAATATTATATAGTTCAAAATAAACTATATAATAAATATATATATATATATATGGTTCTTGGATTCGTTTTATATGAAACCGTTGATGTAGGGTATAATCTTATAAAAATGACTTATAATGGCGCGGCTTATACATACAATTGGTATTATGGAATAACACCAGAAACTTTAGAAACTAAATTAAAACACGATGAAAATGAATTAAAACAAACCAAAGAAAGAATAGCCGTTTTGGAGAGAAGATTATTAGCATTAGAAGACAGTAAAAAAAATATTTAATGTTGGTTTTCTAGCCGCTTCGATGTTTCCAATTCTTCTTTGTCCAAATTATGTTCTAATTCTCCTAATTCAAACGCCAATCCTCGTTTTCTACTTATTCTTTTACAAGGCGTATTTTCACAACAATGTATAAAAATATAATATGAAAAAAATACAGTTTGGACAAACATTAAAACTGTAAAAATAATAATAGTAGCATAAAATAATACCTTATCTCTCTCATCGTTCAATGCGGATTTCATGTCCATTGAATAATTCGTATTGTGATGATGATGAGCTGTATGGTGTACACCGTGATCTATATATACTTCACTCATTAAATAAATTTAGATAGATAGCTTTAAATTTATTTACGATATTTTCTACGACGTGTTTTACGTTTTTTACGACGTTTTCTCGTTCGTTTTCGTTTGGATTTACGGCGAGATTTACGACGGGATTTCTTTTTTCGATTTTTACCACCCATAGTGGTGCTTTTTTTTTTTGTCCCTCTTTTTTTAGGAGCACCCGGTTGAACTAATTCACTTCTAGAACGACCTCTTGGTGTAGTTGGCGGTGATCCTTCGGTTGATACAGAATCAGCACTGAGACCAGTTTCCTGTCTCATCAATCGTGCAGGTATTTTTTCATCATCAAAAATTAAAGGTGAACCACTTTTTATTCGAGGTAGCCTAGCTCTAGCAGCTTTTCTAGCCGCTTTTCGTTGTGCCATTGGTGTTGCCGGCATTTTTTTCCCTGTTAATAAAGACGTGTAAAAATTGGGATTTTCTTTTAATTGTTTGTCTCGTATATTATACATTAATTTAGCATCTTTTTCCATCCGTTCCAATTTTGCTAATTCAGCTTTATCATTTCTAGCCTTTGCTTCTCGTATACGTTTACTTAATGCTCGTAAGTTTTCTCTAAAAAAATCACCATCTTTTTCCCATTGGTTTTCACATTTATTGTTATTAAAGTTATAGATACACGTGCCTTTTGGTCCACAATTTTCCCCTTTTTTCCCACTGTGTTTAATTTTTTGATTACAAATTGGCATACAATTATGAGCTTCTCCCGTATCATCGTATGCCCACTGACACTTTTTTTTTGTTTTACATTTTCTTCTTGTTTCATTTATTAATTTCATTCTTTCTTCTGTATCATATTTTTTATAAACAAATAAATCGAAAGGTTCACAATTTTCATCTCCACCGCGTCTTTTACGTGTTCGTTTTCTGCGTTTTCCACCTTTTATTATATCACCTAACTTTTTTCTTGTATTATGTCCACGCCAAACTTTTTGTATTTTTTTTAATTTAGCTAATTTATTTCTTTTTCTTTCACTTTTTCTTTCATTTTCTTTTCTACGTTTTTCAATTTTTTTTCGCGTTTTTCTTCTCCTTACA